GATGTAGTTAGGACTATCATACTACTACAAGTCAAATGAGGCGATTTGTTGCCAAATAAAAAAGGGAGACCTAAGCCTCCCCTTCCACGCTATGAAAAAACGAATTAGACAGTAACGATAGTAGCAGTACCGAAAACATCACCTGCACCACCTGCAAGACCTGCTTCAGAAGAGCAGTCAAGAAGATTAGCATAAAGTTTCTCAGTTCCTACGAAAGTCAATGTGTAACCATTAAGGTCGCCCATTGCAGTACCATTAGATACGTTTGCAGTAGTGATTTCCATTCCGTGTTCTAAACCTGCAAGGAAGAATTGGTTGTTGCGGTTTTTAACAACGATGTGAGGACGTCCGTAAGCCATTAACTTAACATTTTTATGCGTTGTAGCATCTTGTTTTTTAAGGGTAACGGTAAGCGTTTGCTCAGCGAATGTAGTACCGTTCTCACGGCTTGAGTTATATACTTGGTCAAAAGAGTTAGTTCCTTTGAGTTCGTATTTGTATAGATTAGTAACGTTAGCGATTGTATCAATGGTATCAGTACCAGCTACATAAGCAACGTCAGCGGAAGAGAAGTCTCCGTAATTAATAAAGTAGATAGCGTCAATACCACCTACCGCATCTTTACATACTTCTAAGCGACCATTTGCAACTTCACAAGACATATTTTTAGTTTTTAAATGTTATAAAAAAGGGAGGAGCGAAAACCCCTCCCCGATTAGTTTAAGTTAAGCTAAGATTAGTTAGCAGAGTTTGTGATTCCGTAAGTAACAACGTCAGAAGCAAATCCGTATTTAGCATCAGCAGTAAAGCGCATAACTACACGTACGTTTTGTGAACCATCAACATCAGCCAAGTCAATAACTTTAACTTCGTTCATATCGTTCAACAAACCTGTTGCGAAGTAAAGGTTAGATTTTTGAGCAAGCAATGCAGTGTTAGAAGCAAGACCGTTAGCTAAGAAGATTTTTACACCATCAAAGTACAACTCACCAAGAACTTGGTTTGTACCTTTGTTATCGTAACCGTTAGCACCTACACCTGCAGCAGCAAAACCACCCAATGCACGTACATAAGCACGGAAGATGTTATTAGATACATACAAAGTAAGGTCTTCTTTTCCGTAAAGAGCAGCAGGGCAAGCGTCAACAATTTTACCAAGCTCTGCGATAACGTTACCTGCGTTAACACCACCACCAACTGCCGCAATTTCTTGAGCAGCAGGAAGAGAAGCATCAGTAGTCAATTGAGTCATAATACCTGCGAATTGACCTGCGGTTGCGTTAACACCTGACCAAATTGAAGTTTCCATACCTGCGGCAACTTTCTCAGCAGCGTGTGCGATAAGGAAGTCAGCGAAAGACTTAGGAAGAACGTCAAATGCAGAGTAACCCATTTGGATAGCATCCCAATCTGAACGGAAGTCAGACTTACAAAGTTGCAAGTTAACTTGGAAAGATTCAGGTTGAAGGATACGCTCTGTCAATGTGATAGTAGACGTAGGGTCGAAATCACAAGTAGCGTTTTTGATGATGTCATCAGTAGCAACACGCTTGATAACTTGCTTGTACTTGACGTTAGGCATAATAGTGATACCACCTTTGTCAAGGGTTGGAGCAGACAATAAAGCTGCTGCGATGTACTTACCTGCGAACTCGCCTGCGTAAGTAGTAGTAATTGAAGTTGTTGTTGGCATTTCTTCGTTTAAATTTAGTTATTAAATATTGTTGAATTTTTCAAGGATTGAATCCATTGTAGAACGAGTGCGGTTCTTAGATACTTTGAACGCTTCTACTTTAGTTTCGTTTTCAGGGTTGAATGAAATAGGTTTAGGCTCTTCGCTCAATTCAACTGGTGCAACTTCTTCTGCAACTTCAGTTTTTGACAAAGCGATTTGTGCTTTCAACTCTTCGTTTTCTTTTTTAAGGGCTTCGATTTCGCTAAAGAAAGATTCTTTAGTTACTGATTCGATGATTTTCTTTGCAGTAGGTGCAGCAGGCTCTTGTGCCATTTCTTCTTCAGGCATTTTACCTGTTTCTACTTCTTCTTCTACTTCTACTTCTACTTCTGCTTCAGCAGCCTCACGAACATCAGCGATAACGCCTTCTTCGATAACTACCAAAATACGACCATCTTCAAGTTCATACTCTCCGATTGGAAGTGCGATGCGTTGTTCGTCTTCAGTTAGGATGAACACAGGTTGACCTGCTTCGAATGATTCTGCTTCAAGCATAGATACGCCATCAGAAAGGCGCATAGTTTCCAACTTCACTTCTAAACCTAAAAGTGTGCGGACTTTGTTTAAGATTGATTTTTCGTTCATTTGTTTTTATTTAAATCGTTGAGTCATTTTAAAGATATTGTCTAACGGTCCTAAAGAATCAACTGCTTTTTTGAATTCAGGCAAAGTAGATACATTTAAACCTAAATCTTTAGCTTGTTTTTCAAATTCGTTAAGTTCTTTTTCAAGTCCTTTACTTAAAGCATCTGCTTCAGCATTAAGTACACGAGATTTTTTGATGAATGCTTCCATTTCTTTGGCGTATTCTTGACCTCTTTTATACAATGATAAAGAATCTTGAGTCATAGCTTTAACCATATCTAAAGAGGCTAAATTAACCTCGTGAGAAGCAAGCTCGGTAGCTTCTTCTTTAAACAATTTGTTGTAAACTGATTTTGTAGTGTTCATAATGTCTCAAGTCTATATATTTAATTTGTTGCGTTTTTATCCGTTTTGACGTACGATTGTTCTCACTCCGCTAACTTCAGTTGCGGTAACATTGTTTCCTGTTCCTTCTGTCTTTCCTACGCCTTGTGCCTCTAAACTGCCATCACAACACTTGGTTGAGTATTTTCCGTCTGCGCATAGGCATCCACGTCTCGAACCTTGACGAGGACTTGCTTTACTTGGTGTTTTGAATTTTTCTTTCATTATTTTATATATTTGAGTAAAAATTGACATTATGAAACCTAAACAATATGCTTATAAACTTTTGTATGAGTATTCTCGTATTTTAGACAAAAAAAGTACGGATGTTCAAGTTGTACAATGTGCTTTGTTTTGTATTCAAGAATCAATATCATTTGTAAATATAGAAGACCCTTTAGTTAATTACTATTTAGAAGTCAAGAATTATTTACTTAAAAAACATCATTTGGCTTCTTGTAATCGTCAAGAGCTTTAACTAATTCTTTTCCGTTTTGGATTTCTTTTCTTAATGCAACTACTTCAGGTACATTATTAATTTCTAATCCTAATTGTTTTGCAGCCTTTTCAAAATCAGCAAGTCTTGCTGGTGCTTCATTATTTACCCACTTGTAAATTGCATTTCTTTCATTCATAAGAGCAGTATATGCTTTATTTGCTTCTGCTACTTTTTGCTCAAACGCATTTGCTACCTTATCAGCAGAACTTTCCGACCCTTGAAGAATTTTAGTAGCCTCTTGCAAATCTTTAATTGATGCTAACTCTACTTTATGTGATGCTAATTCTACTTCTTGTAACTCTGCTGCGTTACGCTCCATTTGAGCGATTTTGTTTAGGATATTATTCATTGTTTTTATTTTAATAAGTTTTTAAGTTGTTCTATGATTGCGTGTTTTTCTTGCTCCTCACGAGGTGAATCAGGCATCTTGTCAGCGAAGTATCCCTCAATAGAGAATCCTTTTACCTTGCCGTCTTTAACATCTTGCCAAACCTCATCGTTGTCCACCTTCATAGAAATCATCCACGTTCCTTTTGGTAGGTTGAATCCGTAGAGTTTGCTTTTGTCCATCTTTTCGTCTTCGATTAGCCAAGATTCTACTACGCTCATTCCTTTGATAGCGTCTTTGTGTTCGTAAGTAGCGTTGTTTTGGTTTCCTTTCTTGAAGAATAACTCCATAGCTTTACGCACGGTGTCTTCCGAGAAGTAGATATAAAACTCTTCGTCTTTGTTTCTGCGGTAAATCTTCTTGTTAGGGATAAGCGCAGCACCCATAAGGATACGTTTCTCGGTGTCAATTTCTTTGAGTTCTACTTCGTGTTTTGCTAACGCTACAAAGTTTTCTTCTATGGCAGGACTTTCCACTACAGATACCGCATTGATTCCGCTTTGGAAGTCTTTTTCGTCAAGGACAAGCTCTAATACTTTCATAATTTCTCAAGTAAAATGTGTTACAATGTTGCGTTTTTAATTCGGTTGCGGTCAAGTGCCTGAGCAGATGTTACCTCACCACTAACTACATACGCTTGGATTGGTTGTTGTTGGATTTGTGCCAACTGATTGAATCCTGAGTTACCTACGATGTTAAAGTTTGGAGACATTACTCCACCGCCTGTGCTTCCTGCGCTTCCTCCTCCACCGCCTG